AACCTAAGGTAACTGCGTAGTTGGCATTTGCCATTGCGTTGGTAAAGTTAATTGTGTAATTACCAGCAGAGCTTCTAGTAAAGCTAGAAACATTGTAGCTTGCTCCTACCGTTGGTGTTGATGGTACTGTAATTGAAGCCCAAGCCTTTGCAGAACCTTGAATACAGTTAGTAGAAGAAGTGCTATTAGTGCCGTCACTCAAAGTGCTTATCGTCAGCGTTCCTGCCATTACATTACTCCTTTTTGTCTAGCCCATTGCTTTTTAGCGGCATCGGACAGTTTTTGTTTAGTTTCGGCTGAAAACACTTGTAGCTTACGAGCCGTACGAATCTTTGCTTTGGTTTCTTCTGATACGATTTTACCTTGATTGCCAATGCGAATCTTCTCAATAGATGCTTCTGATAGCACTCTGCCAGTTAAAGCGTTTGATAGTCTTGTACGAGTATCAGATGACATATTTCTGCGTTGTGCTGACATCAATGCTTTTGTTGTATCGCTATGTTTAATGCCTAATCTACGCTGATTACCCTTGCTTTTAGCTGACAAAATAGCTCTAGTTTCATCGGCAATCTTCTCAACTTTTGAGCCACCATGCTCAATGTTGTAACCGTTAGGGATACGGCAATCCATCACCTTAATCCAAAACTTTTCCATAAAATTCAATGTGTTACGGTTTTCAATACCTGTGCATACTGGCTCATAGCTAAACTGGTCTTTGCCATACTTGTTGTAGGCTCTAGTAATTAGCTTGCCATGACCAACCCTATTCCCAGCAACAATAGTCTGACCGACATAATGCTTGCCGTTCAAAGTATTTGTTACAAGGTAAAGTGTGCCAGCCATGATTTATCCTTATGAACTAAATACTGCAACACCGCAAATAGCGACATCAACAAATGAAGAACCACTTTGAATTGGGTGAACTCGAACTGAACTAGTAGCATAGTTATTTACACTTCTACCACCAGCTTGTGAACCAGTTGCTGAGTTACTATTATCTTCAGCCCAAGTGCAAACTGCTACATAATTGGCATTAGCCATAGATGTTGTGTAGTTTACTGTGTAATCACCAGTACCATTTTTAGTAACAGAACCAACATTAAAAGAGCCTGAAATAGTACCGCCAGCAGTTCCGTTAAATTGAACCCATGCCTTACAAATACCAGTCATGCCGTTTTGAGTGGCTAATACTCCGCTGGATGCCTTTAAAGTATCTATCGTCAAAGCTCCAGCCATTACGCAACTCCTTTTTGTCTAGCCCATTGACGCTTTGCCGCATCAGACAGCTTTTGTTTAGTTTCCATTGAAAGTTTTTTCCCTGTGTTTACAAGAGCTACTTTAGCTTTTGTTGCGTCAGACACTACAGACCCTAGTCTAGCTTTGCTCATTTTAGCTCTAGTTTCTGCTGAAAAATATCTACCTGTATGTGCTGCTGATAATTTAGCTCTTGTTTCATCTGAAATATTAGCACTAGCTTTTGCTATTTTAGCTTTTGTTTCTTCTGAGTGTTTTCTACCAAGACCAACAATACTTAATTTTTTTCTAGTTTCCGCAGATACCCTGTCTTTAGAAGAACCACCGTGCTCAATGTTGTAGCCGTTAGGAACACGACAGTCTATCACCTTAATCCAAAATCTTTCAGCAAAGTTTAAAATAGCTTTATTATCTAAACCGCTACATATTGTTTCATAAGTAAAGTTTTCTTTACCGTGTTTTATATAAGACTTAGTAAGTAGTTTACCGTGTCCAGCTTTGTTTTTTGGATTAATGGTTTGACCAACATATTCTTTACCGTTCAAAAGATTGGTTACTAAGTATATGTAAGCCATAATTTATCCTTTTAGACGATGACCCAAGCAGCACCAGTTTCTACTGTGACTGTGAATCCTGTATTGATTGTGATTGGACCAGCAGAGAGTCCGTTGTTACCAGCAGTAACAGTAACATTCTCTGCAATAGTGTTTGAGTTATATGCAATTGCTTTAGTAGAGGCAGAGCCAAAGTATTGACCACCAGCAACTGTAGCAGTAGATACCGCAGTTATTAAACCTTTAGCGTTAACTGTAACTACAGGAATAGAGGTAGCTGAACCGAATGAGCCAGTATTGCTATTGACTGTCGCTAATGTTGCGTTGGTGATTGCAGTACCTGTGTTACCAGATAAAGTTAAATCACCACCAGTAACTGATACAGAACCTGATACGTTACCCCAAGATGTAGAAGTACCATCAGTTGTTAAAAACTTACCTGCGTTACCTGTTTGACTTGGTGTGTACGATGCTGCAGTAGTTGCTGAATTAGCAGCGTTAGTTGCCGAAGTAGCAGCAGAGGTAGCTGAGTTACTTGCATTAGTAGCTTGTGTTGTAGCAGTCGATGCAGAGCCACTTGCAGAGGTCGCAGAAGCTGCAGCGTTAGTAGCTGAGGTACTAGCATTACTAGCTTGTGTAGACGCTGTAGTGGCACTTGTAGCAGCGTTAGAAGCCTGTGTAGTTGCTATACCTGCCTGTGTAGTTGCTGTTGTTGCTGAGTTTGTTGCACTTGTAGCGCTGGCTGCTGCATTAGTTGCAGAAGTGCTGGCACTAGAGGCTGAAGAAGTTGCTGAAGTAGCGCTTCCTGCTGCGGATGTAGCTGAACTTGCTGCATTGGTTGCAGAAGTGGAAGCACTTGATGCACTTGTCGAAGCAGCACTTGCTGAAGAGGCTGCGGAAGTTGCGGAAGTACTTGCATTAGAAGCCTGTGTAGATGCTGTAGATGCACTAGCTGCAGCGTTTGTTGCAGCAGTTTCTGCATTAGTTTCAGCAGTCTCTGCGTTAGTCTCTGCAGTCTGTGCTGCAGTAGCTGAGGAAGCTGCGCTAGTTGCTGAAGTACTTGCTGAAGAAGCAGAGGAAGTTGCACTAGTGGCTGAGTTGCTTGCACTGGTTGCTGAAGTAGCTGCTGCAGTAGCTGAGTTAGCTGCGTTAGTTGCTGCAGTAGATGCTGTTGTGGCTGAACCAGAAGCAGAAGTAGCGGAGGCAGCAGCAGCGTCTGCATCGGCTTGTACCTCAACAGCTAATTCACGAATTAGTAAGGCTTCACTAGAAGAGTCTGCTGTAGCGTCTCCTGAACCGCCTGCTCCACGATAGATACTTATGATATTCTCCTTGACTTGTTTAAAGACTCTTATTAAAGAACCCTTAAACAAGACAGCCCCGAAGGGCTATCCTGATTTACTACTTAGGCTACTGCTAAAGCGATAGCAGAAGTATCACGCAACTCTGAAACACCGTAGAGTGTGTCAGCAGTAAACAATGTACCGAGGTACTCTTGCTTGTACTGAGTTTGTGAACGAACAGCTACTTGCTCAGCTAATACAGCGAAGTCCTTATGAGCCATCAAAGCGATACGGTCGCCATCAGTAGCGGAGTCAGCGTTTGTTGTTACATAAACTGAAACACCATAGATGTCACCAATCATACCGTTACGGATTGAGTTAGCAGAAGCTGCCTCACCAACGGAATTGAAGGTTGTGAACTCAGCCAAGCCGAGGATTGTGTTACGAGTTGCTGGAGGGATGATGAAGAAACGACCGTCCATTGGTACATCAGCATCGTCAAGACGCTGGATTGTACGTCGGATAGCAGCAGCAGTCAAAGCAGCAGCAGTACCTGTGTACAAAGTTGTACCATCAGCACCAGAGTAAGCCTTGTCATAAGCAGCAGTACCATCACCACCATTAGCACCACGACCTAAGCGGATCAAGTCAGTATCAACTTGTTTAGCCAAAGCGTAGCCAGCGTCATCAGTGTAGAACTGACGGAGTGAAGACAATGCTTGAGTCTCGACAATATCCTCGATCAAACGGCTGTACTCATAATGTTTGTTGATAGAAACAACAACTTCTGATTCAGTGTTTGCGTTGAGGGTTACTTGTGTCTCAGCAACTTTAAGGTTTGCAGCACCACGAACAGGAGCTGGAATGTGAACAGTGTCACCCTTTTTGCCACGGAAAGACATCTTTTTGAACAAGTTTGCAGCTACCAAGTTTTTCTTGTAAGCAGCAACGATTTCGTCACTCCAAATTTCTGGAATGAAAGTAGCAGCACGAGCTGCGGTTACATGGTTAGTTCCTAAAGCCATTTTATAAATCTCCTAAGATTAAGTTTATTTGACCCTGCCATCAGCATAAGCAGACATAATTTCATCCTGCAATGCCATATAACGGTCTGGGTCGGTCATTTTCAATTTGATAAGGTCAGCACGACGATAAATCTTTCTGCTTACTTCACCGGAACCACCTACATCTACACTAGCTGCCTTCATTGCAGTATCTTGAGCTTTAGCTTCTACAGCTTTCATTTGACTAGCCTGTTGCGTTGATTTAACTTGTCGAATTTCCTTGTAGGTACTCAACAATTCATCAGCGGCAGGAAAATCAAACTCTGCGTCCGCTTTAGTAAACAAGTCCATACGAAACGGAGAGGCTTTAATCCAATTCTGAAAGTCTGCATTTTGTGCAATCTCTACATAATCAGGATGTTTAGCAGCCAGTTGTTGTCCGGTCTGCATCCTCTTCAAATCTAAACTTGCTTGCTTTGCTGCTAATACTGCAGGATGTTGGTCAACAGTTCGATTTACAGCGGACTGTGGGTCAGCAAAAAAATCTTCTTCCTGCGTCTGTTCAGTTGTCTCTTTTGTCTTATTACTGTCGAGTTGTTGCTTTAAAAGCTGGTCAGCAAGACTTCTAACCTCGTGTACTTCCTGAGCTTGACGACCAATCATCTTTTCAGCCTCTTGGTGCATCTTGACAATGTCTTCAACAGACTTGCCTTTATACTTCTCAGGTATTACCTCTGGTTCTTGTACTGGAGGCTCTTGAACTTTTGGTTCTTGAGGTTGTTCCGTGACTTGTGAAATCTCCGCATCAATATCCGTGCCTTCATGCAGTTCGTTTTCATCAACAAAATTAGCCATCTAATGCTCCTGTCCCAAATGGATTGTAGGATTTATAAAATAACAAAGGTCCTTACGGATTGTCCTTGCCCTCGTTGCGTTTTCGCTCTTGTTTCATTTTCTCAGCTCTGTTGCGTTCCCATTTAGCCGTTGCTCCGATATAATTGCCAGAGAAGGGCTCTAAGTTAATGCGTGGAGCTGATATAATCCTAAGAGTTTCTTTACCGCAAACTTCACAGGTTAGCTTAGTCACCTCATCAGAAACTAAACTCTCCTGTAAATGTTTCTCCTCACAGAGAAATTCAAACAACCTACGAGCCATCCGTCATGTCTCCCGACAAGAGTTGCTCATAAGCTGCAGCAGAACTATCTCTAAGGCTTAACAACCATTGAAGGATGTCTAGTTGTCCTTTTCGATAGTACAGGTCTTGCTCGTTGGTTACAGGTGCTAGATTGTTGACCGCTTTAAACATTTCCGTTGCATCGTCAACTAAATCTTGCCAACCTTGTGTAGCCATCGTACTAAATCGTGCGTCATAATACGCTTGTAATTCTGGTGTCATAACTTTATCCTTTAAGGGAGTTATGTTGTATTTTTACAACAGTATGCTGATACTACCACACACCGTTGTAAATGTCAAGAGTTTTTTTTACTGGTTTTTACTCATTTGTAGCTCAACAATCTTACCTCGATTATTGATGTCTTTTTCCTTGAGCATCAGTTCAGCAACTTTGGCTCTCTGAGCAAACTCATCTTGAGTGTTGTTGCCACGAATATTTGCTGATAATCCTTGAGCCAGTTTAGCTTGAGTTTCCATTGGCATTAGCTGGTTCTCAATACTAGTCTGTTGGACATCAGCCATATTCTTCATGGCTGTAGATTCGAGAACCTTAATCTCAGCTTGAGCTTTTTGAGCTGTTAACTGGATAGTTGCTTGCTGAATAGCTTGCTGTTCTGGGTTAGGCTGCATCATTTCTTCTAGTTTCTGCACCATTTCAGCCTTATTAGCTAAACTGGAGTTCTCTACAATGCCACGAAGAATCATTGGCAATACAGGAGTATCAGGACCTAGTGTCTGGAGCAACGCAATAAGCTGTGATTGTTCATATTCACGGGCAACGATGCCTAAAGTAGCTGTTGGCATGAATGTAAGGTCAACAGTTGGATAACGCTCAGGGTCAAACTGCATAAAACGATAAGCAGCCTTACGAATCAAAGGAATCATAAAGTCTTCTTGGAAGTTCATCAAGGTACGCTTGTACTTTTTGATGATTCCAGCTACAGACATCGACATTTGAGCTGCACCGTCACGAGTATTGACAGTTGGTTGACCGTTTGAGTCCATTGTGCCAGTTGCTTGGAGTAATAAACGCTCAAAGTTCTGAGCAGCAGCCATATTACCTTGATCTGTAGTACCAAACTTGAATGGGAAGAGGATTTCTGAAGGATTACCATTAGTCAGAATAGCTTTACCTGGCTTAACTTCAAACTTAGCACCTCTAGGAAGCCTTGTAGCGTCCATAGCGACCATCGGAGCAGTAGTTAGGGCTAGGCTATCCATATGAGCACGAAGCTGTGCGTCGATGGCTTTCTGCATATTGTAAGCCTTCTCTACAGTACCACGACCATAGAAGCGACCCGGCACTGTATCGTCCTGATAAGCTACTACTGGACGGTCTTTCATCATGTAGGGGTTCTTTTCAGCTTTTAAGAGCTTAGAACCGTTAGCTACAACAAGGATACACTCAACTAAATCGGAGTATTTGTCAGCAGTAGAGTCATCTGGGAATAGGTCAACTACTTCAGCACCGTCATTCTCCATCTGTTCTACATACTCACGAGGAGCTAAACCGTAGTAAGTGAGGACTAACACTTTATCATCTTGGAACTGTGATGATTCTTGTGTTGGCTCTAAGTCAGTATCTTCGCCAGTAGGTCCGATGTCTACCTTACGATAGATACCTTTCTCCATACCTTCCACAATCTTGTGAATAGATACATACTTCTCAATCGCCACACCCATAGCATCTTCAATAGTAGTTGCGTTAGGGTCAATGAGGAAGTTCTTAGGGTTAATAGGGTTTACCTTGATTGAGGTAAATTCCTTTTCAGTTACACCAAACGCTGCCGTACCGTCAGGCATTGGCATCGTAGTGGCGATAAGCTCTGGTTTCTTAGAGACAACAATCTCTGCGATACCTGTACCATAGATTTCAGCAAGTAACTCAACCTGTGAGACATACTTACGAATCTTCTCTTTGTCTAAGTCTTCAGTCATCAAGGCTTTTAGAGCCTTAACATCTATCTTTTCCGCATCCTTGACATCATCTTGAATATCAAAGTACTCACCATTACCGAAAATAGCTTCCACAATCTCAGCGTGTCGTGTCTCAACGGCTTGTTGAGTAGCAGGAGAAATGATACGACTACGCTCAGAGTCTCTTTGTTTGTCCTCAGCAGACCAAATACCACGGAAAATACGCTCATACTCTAGCCAGTCGGAAAGATAGTTGGTGTCTCGCCAGTCTCTCCAGCGATCCGTGTGTGAAACTACGAATTCAACTAAATCCTTATCTGATTCTGATGGTTCATCAAATTCGTTTTGCTTTAGCTCAGCCATTTTATTCCTCTTCATTGTCATCAATAGACGACTTGGTTACATCAACAATTTCAATATCTACACCTGCGTCTTCTAATGCTTTGAGTTTCATTCGTTCGTCATCTACTGGACCGCCCATCTCTTGCTCATCGCAAGTACGAACTGGAGAACAGGTAATATCAAACTTCACACAATAAGCTACTGGATGGTCTTCAATGTCAGCCCACTTAGGTGTCAAAGGAAGTTTTGATGCTTTGAGTTCGTATGCAGGACCTTCAGCAATACAGTCTTCAATTTCAGAAGTATTAACATAGTATTCGCAGTTAGCACATAGACGACCACGAGCTAAACCTTCAGTGGTTCCCCACTTCATTGCTTTTTTCTTCCAAAAGTCTTCATTAGGCTGTCGTGGGTCTGCAGGACCAAGACCATGATTCTCTATCGTGTAGAGATGGTTCTTGATATTAAGTTTATTGTTTTGTAACGGTAGTGGACAGTTATCCATATTTTCCTTAATAACCCGATATTACATCGAGAACTTCGTAATCGTCTTCTTCATAGTCTTGGTTATAATTAGATACAGCCATTTGATCTATGTAGGCTAGTGCATCAACCAAGTCGTCATGCACATTAGCTGTTGGAAACTGCATGAGTTGGTCAACAAATTCATCCCAATCTTCGTCTTCATTAAGAGTAATCCGACCGTGTTCGAATCGTCCCTGTAATGCCCATGCCACTCGTTCCGTCTTCTTCTTGTTACCATGAGTTAAGTCCATGATATGAAAATATACATTGTTCTTACGCATTAAATCGTTCAGATACGGATGTACAGCGTTCTTTAATGCCCCTCGTTCGATACCTACAGACTGTGGCTGATACTCTGCTACTGTTCTAAGAATCTTTGCTGCAGTCTCTTTAATATCCCAACGACCGTGAATAATCTTCTCAACGAACCAATCATTGTCCGGACTAACCTTAACGACAGCAATCGCTGTTTCGTCTAAGCGTTTCTTTGAAGCACCAGAGTTTTTCGCAACCTCTTCAAAACCAGCCAAGTCGATAGCGATAATGTAGTCGCCATACTGAGGAGCTTCCCCAAACTTAACCCAGTCCTGTTTAAAAATCTCCTGCCCTGCATTGTCGAACGACGCTTCGTATTCTTGCTTGAACGCAAATGACGATAGCGTTTTCTTTGCAGCATCAACTTCTTTCGGGTCAATCGTTTCGTTATCTTTAGTAGTGAAGTGCCACGCTTTCCACTCTTCATCATCACCATCAATCCCTGTCTTATAGATGTCGTAGAACCAGTTACGACCAGCAGGGGTAGAGATGAACATTGCATCACCCTTCTTGTCGGATAACGATGCACGAACAATCTTCTGCCAAGTGTCCTCTTTCATAAAAGCACACTCGTCCATTACACAAAAATAGACACTCAAACCACGCAAGGTGTCAGGGTTATCTGCACCTCGAATGTGAATCTTACGACCATTAATCAGAGTGACATCAAGGTTATTAATGTGTGCTGACTTAATCACCGGTCTACCTAGCTCTAAAAGACTGTCCCAGATAATCTGTCTGGACTGTCCCAGCGTTGGTGAGACATATAATACAGCAGAGCCTTCAGGGGCTTCTAATGCCTTAATAATGAGCATCATTGTTGCTAGTCTGGATTTACCACAACGACGACCAGCAGCAACTACTTTAAATCGAGTAGGGTCTTTGAAGACCTCTTGTTGCCACTTCAGTAGCTCAAAGTTAAGTTCCATCAGAAACCTCTTTGAACTCAACATCCTCTGAATCAGACATCTCAATCACCGGTGTGCTAGAGACATTCCCAGTCAACCCCGTGATGTTAATACTAATCTGAGGTGTACCACTAGAGTTCTTAGACGCATCAAAAGCTGATAACGGTAGAACCCTATCGACACACATCTTTAAACAAGCAGCTTGATCCTTATCGTCAGGGTCTAACGCTTTAGAGATAAGTGTGTGAATAATCTTATCACCGCTAGTCCCTAACAACCTTGCTTTAAATTCTGCTATGCGAGCAGCATCCCCTGCAGGACGACCAACAGCACCTCTGTTACCTTTTTTCTTAGCTAAGATGTCAGCCTTCTTAGGACGACCTTTCTTTGCTACCTTTTTCTTTTCAACGACAGGAACATCAGTACTCAAAGTCTTTATCCTTAAAGGGAGACATAAAATTTGTAGAACTTTGCTTCTATATAGATAGGGTTTCTATATGATTAATCACTATATGAATTAATCTCTGATACATCCTATCGTTTATAGTGCCTTGCGTTATAGTTCTTTATAGTGGAACAATATCATACTTTTGTGTAAAAGTCAATAGCTAAGTACTAAATAGTGTTGTTTTTATACAACATAGTCTAGCTTCGCTATGCGGACCTCCATAGGCTGAGTTGTCTCCGCAGTGGGGTACGACCTAGTCCCTTCGGTGTCGATATTCCACTGCTTTTCACAGTAAAGTTACATTATTGAATTTTACAGTGAACTTCCTTTAGAATCAACAACTTAGTCTTTATTGACTCTGTCCCTTTTTCTTTACAGTTTGCTTAATTATTAGGCAGTTGTTGTTTTACTTTTTTGTATGCTATAGAGGCTCCATCTAAATTAACAACACAGTCCATCCCCTCCCCCCCCTATGTTGTTTCTATACAACACTTTATAGTAGCTACATTGGCTGTATGAGCGTTGATTAAGCACCTATATAGCCACAATACAGACACAACTCATACTGTTGTTTTTATACAACACTAGCAATACTGGGGCATTATAGGGGGTCTATTTTGTAATTGGTTAGTCTCTACTAACTTAGGCAGGAGGATAAGCACTGTTGTTTTTATACAACACTTTATAGTTAAGAA